TGTCAGAGTAACCTGAGTACGTCCCTATCCCGTCGCTTGTTCCTATGTACACTGTACCGTCAGTTTTAACTTCAAACGACTTGTGTGGAATAGAAGTCCACCGTGTAACTCTGTACGCTCCGTTCTCAAGTCTACCCTTTAAGTCAAAGCAGTACGCAGTGAGTTGATCTGGGAACACAATGATGTAAAAGGAGTTCTCAGGGCTGTACACAGACGCTGTAGGTAACGTCCTGTTGCTAATCAAACTAATGATCTCAGTCTTCACGTTTAAACTCAGGTCAGACAGAGGCAGTGACTTCTCTTGGATAGTACGGCCTAAGCTCCTGAGTCCAGAAGGAGACATAAACAAAACGTCTGTGCCAATGTGTTGAACAGAGTTTCTACAGATGCACCCAACGCCAGCTACTGTGTCAACCAGAGCCATACTAGCTGGACTAGACGCTCCTCCGTACACAAGTATGCTGTGCTTACCAAAGATAATCAGGGTGTTGTTGTGTGCTGCCAACGCCCGTACTTCGTCGTACCCATCAGGCCAAGCCTTAGATACATCTATAGAACCACTGGAACCACCAGTAAAGTCTGTGCCTATCAACAGGTCAGACCAGTAAATAGTTTGTGTGTCTGTTGCGTTGTCTACGATCCACAGTCTACCGTAAGCTGCCAGAGCCTCGTGACACTTCAGAGTAGCCGCAGTAGCTGTACCGTTAGCTACAGTAAACGTACGAAGGCCTGTGGCGTTGTCGTACACCAAAGGATCGTACCCACGTTGAAAGAAGTAAGCCTTATCGTTAAAGTTTACAATCTTCCAGTTGTTAGCAGTAATAGTGTACGAGCCGGGAGTAACATCAGTCAGGGTAGTTGTCCCTGTCATTATCTTGTTGTTACCTGCAGTAAACACTACTTCGTTACCTGCGTCATCGTAGAAGTAGTGGATCTTGTGTACGTAGTCAGTACCTAGTTCAGTCTTGTCAGTAGTAACAACGTCGATACCCTTACGTGCAGCAATACGTCCTCGCTTGTCAATCACAGCGTTATCTGCAACGTCAGCGTAAGACGGATCTTGAGCTAACGGCGAGTCTTCTGTGTTGACACCCTTGAACGCAGGAGCAACTAAGTTAATACTTTGTAACTGTTGTGCCATACGTCAGGCTCCTACGGAGTGTACCAGATGGTTTCTTCGGGGTGCTTCTGTGCGTCCATAGCAATAGCGTCAGACAAAAACTTATCAGCAATACCAAAGTACTCAGGTGCTGATGTACCGCCTGTCTCGCCCCGCTCACGAGCTAACAGAGCTACTGCCATGTGTATTACAGGCTGACTAGGAATCAACAGTACATCTGTGTCAGAGCTTAGCTCAGGGTTTCTTAGCGTACAGTTAAATCTCAAGCTGTACACACCGTCAGGTTTAGGATAAATATCTACCTGAGTGTCGCCACTAGAGTCAACACCGTTGTACGTGTAGTACTCAGGTGCGCCACTAGGCGGTGATTGGTTCAAGTACTTATCGTTAAACCAGTGTTGAGTCTGGTACTGCATAAAGATGTTTGAGGTATCGTTGATTACGTCTAGTACCTTGATCTTGTTCTGTGATCCAGTGAGTACGTAGTTAAAGATACCAGAAGACGTAGTTACCGTCAGAGTAGTCCTAAGTGCTGACCAATCCCAAGCGTCCTCTACAATCTTTTTAGCGTCGTTAACAAAGTCACCCACCATCTTACTGTAGGTGTTGTCAGTGACGCTGGATACTTCGTCTTCACGTAAGCGTCTGAGGACGTTGTTTACTAAGTTTAAATATGTCATGCTCTACCGCCTCCAGAGCCAGTAAATAAGCCAGCTAAGAAATCTGTAATTGGAAACTCTGTTCTTGAGAGTAACTGAGGATCTCCTGAAATTGTAATGGGCTTAATGTCAAACATTCCTCCACCTCCGCCGCCACCGGAGCCGCCACCTCCACCGCCGCCATCAGTGCCTCCAACACAGGCTCCGTTTTCGTCCATTGATTGACCTTCAGGACACGTAGTACACGCTGGGTAGTCTGTAGCTCCGTTGGCGCAGGTTTCTGTAGTAGTAACACAGTTACCTTCTGCGTCCATTGATTGACCTGCAGGACACGTAGTACACGTTGGGTAGTCTGTGGCTCCGTTGGCGCACTCTTCTAAATCTCTTACACACAAGTCTTGATTTGTGTCAAATGTGTATCCTTCTTTACATTCTCCACACGTTCCGTCGTTGTTTGTTTCTCTATTTTGTTCATCACAAGGAGCTTCGGTTGGGACAACACATTTACCGTTATATAAAATTTTTCCTTTAGGACACTGATTACAGTCAGGATAATTTATAGCATCGTTATCGCAAGTTTCTGGAGGAGTTGCCCCACACAACGGATCTGACGCGCCTATGTCTGTATTGTCAGGACAAGGCTTGTCACAGTTTGTCCCATCAAACTTCTTCTGCCCTTCAGGACATCCATTAGTTGTACCACAAAGTTCGTTATCTGGCCCGTAGCCTTCTGCACCATCAGAACACAGTTGTTGTATAGAAGTACAAACTTCGTATCCTTCTGGCTGGTCAAAACCTGAGTTACAGTTTTCTCCACAAGATCCGTCATTATTTTTTTGTCTGTTGGGATCACTACATTCTTCTACAGGAGTTCCACACTGGTCTAAACTTTCAACAAGCAGTCCGGGGTTTGCTGTTTCTGTACCACACTCCTGCCACCCACAGTTTCTCTTTTGTTCGTCTGTCTGTGGATCTTGACAGTCTGAGGTTAAACCTAATTGACAATCCCCGTTTACGTGTGAATCTATTGTAGATCCGTCAGGACAGTGTGTTTCACCACACGCCTCTTGCCACGCAAAGTGGGCTGCGTTATCCGCAGGATTAAAACTAGGAGTATAACCCGGACGAGGTTGAGTACAATCAACTTGTGTTGTAGGGTCTGGACAAAGGCCCGATGCTGGAGCAGGGCTTCCGTCTTTACAGGTATCAGCACAAGATCCGTCATCAGGGTCTACGTTTCTATTCTTGTCTGTACAGGGTTCTACTGTTACTGGCACGACACACTGGCCGTCTTCTATATTGCCGTCTTTGCCTGTTTCTGGATCAGTGCAAGTAGCCCCTTCGTTTGGAACACACTCGTAATCAGGAGCAGGTCCAACTGTCCCTTCTGCGTTCAAAGGAGCGCCAGTAACGCAATCATCTCCTTCGTTTAGGTTAGGATTATCAGGAGCCACACAAGGACTCATAGGATCGTTTTCGTCTTCGGGAACAGTGTTTACATTGTCTGAACAAGCCCCGCAAGATCCTTTTGTTTGGTTAGATTGGTCTGGTACGTGTACCCTGCCAAGTTTATTACAGTCTTCTGCGCCATCTCCATTTCTAGTATCTACAGGGCATTGCTCTAAAGAATCAGCCTTAGATCCATCCCAGCAATCAACTCTGGTGTCTTCAGGACAATCCTCTTCTTTGTCTACTACAGATCCATCCCAACACGTTACCTGTGTTGTTGTGATGCCGATAACCCCGTCGCCATTAATATCAGAATTAGTTTGACCTTCTAAAATTTTTATAAAGTCATCGCCGTATTCCCCGGCAATAATAATGAGCCTAACCCAATCAGGGATTCCGGGCATAGTTGGGTCTGCTGAGTCCCAGACACCTTCAAATACATCTCCAATTACTTGTTTTGTTTTTTCAGCACACGCTTCTAAATCTTCTACACAAGGAACTTCTAAATCTTTTTCAACTATGTCTTTTATTTTTTGTGCAGTTTCTTTGTATATTTCTTCTGCTGCGTTCCCTATTCCCCCCATTATAACACCAGCGGGATTTATTCTCTCTGCGCACTGGTCATAAGAATTATCGGCTTTTCCGTCGCCATCTTTGTCTTCAGCAAGACATTCATCAATTTGACGATCAACTTCTTCGTTCCAAGTTCCTGAAACTTTATCCCATATTTCTCCAAGTGTAGGAATACGAATAATACCCGGAAAAGGCAACCAATCAGGCAACCCCGGAATCTGTAGTCCTTTAAATATTACCCGTACGTGTCTACCAAAGTCTTCCCAGATGTCTTTTATTGCTGTAGGGTCAACACAGTTTGTGGTGACAGTAGTCGAACAAAGTTTTACGTAAGCTCCCCACTCATTATCTCCTAGAATCATGCGCTCATAAATTTGATCCGCAGAAGCTATGTTAAACGACAAACCACCTATAAACGGGTTAGTAGACATTAAATCTGAGTACTGTCCGTACTTGTCTATAACACCTTGTATACTAGAGCCTTCTCCAGACTCTACAGCGTTTTCCCACTCCCTGTAAAATTGGTTAGCAACGTAACCTTCTAAGCGTACTCGTCTAGTGTCGCCGGGAGGAAAAGGTGTATCCCCGTTAAGTTGTGCTAGTGCCTTTGCTACGCCTATTTCCGGGTCTTCAATACATTTACCCGTTACGCCTACAAAGTGTCCGTTTGCCCAGCACTGCTGTCTATCTTCCCTGTTTTCCGCGCGTATTGCCGCATTAAGAGCACGTACTGCCGCTAAATTATAGCCCCAGCCACCAGTGATTCCCGTAAGTTCCCCGCCACCTAAAACCTGCACTAGCCATTTAAAGCCGTGAGTTAAGTATCCTGACGTAGTGACTGCCATAGTTTACTTACCACCCTTTAGTTGCATCAGCTTGTCAGCACCACGTATGCCAAAGCTGGCTGTGACTGCAACGTACAAAAGATATTGATACCACTCAGGTAACCTGTCTAGCTC